GCCGCAGCCCTGCGCGAAACCGAAGCGCACAACGCGGTGTTGGCCGAACGTGCCGCGCTTGTCACGATCCGCGACCGGCAAGTGCGTGCGCTTGAGCTTCAAGCCGAGAACAACCGGCGCATGGCTGACGCATCGGCATGGAGCAACCGCGTTGCCGTGGTGCTGGATGCTGCCATCCGGCGCATTGACGACCGCACCTCCACGACCGGCGCACCGAACATCCCCAAGGCCGTGGGCGAGGTGCTGGCGACGATGGCCGAGATTGAGCGGCAGCTTGCGCCCGCCGTCCCTTCTGACCCGCCCGGCCTGACGTAACACCCATGCGCCCATCTGACCTTCGCCGTCGCATCGTGCTGCAAAGCCGGGTGACGGACCATGACTCGATTGGCCAGCAGTCCACGGCATGGGCTGACTACCTGGCCGGCATCGTCATGGGCAGCGCCAAGGTCATCACGGGCGTCACATCCGGCACCACGACGCTGCTGCAATGCACCGGCCACGGCTTCGCTGAAGGCAAGTTGCTGACCATCTCCGGCATCACTGGAATGCCCGGCCTGCCATGCACCTTCGGCGTGCTGGCGCCCACGACAAACGCCTTCTCAATCGCGCTTGACACATCAGGGCTGACGCTTTCGGTGTCATCCGCGACGGCTACCCCCGTGAGTGGCGTGCCGGCCAGCATTGAGCCCTTGCGCGCAATGGAGATGCAAGCCGCGAACGCCATGCAGGCCAGCCTGACGCACCGCATCGACGTGCGATTCCATGCTCTGCTGATTGACCCGCTGCGGATCGCCGGCCTGCGCGCCATCCATGTGCATGGCGCCACGACGCGCACCTTCATGCTCTCTGCCGGCGCGAATGTGGACTCGCGCAACCGCTGGGTGTCGATCATGGCCAACGAAGGCGCTGGCTTGGTGTAGCCATGGGCAATCCCAACACCTTCAAGATGACCGTGAACCTGAGTTCATTCGGGCAGGCCATGGGCAAGCTGGCCAAAGGCATGGATGAAGCCGTGCGCCCGGCAGCGCAAGCCGGATCGCAGGTTCTGTATGACGAGGTGGTCAAGAACGTGGCGGCCATCGGTGTCAAGACCGGCAACCTCAAGCGCGCGATCTATCAGGTCTACAGCGGCCAGAACGTCAACAAGAAGAAGGCTCTGTACTACATCAGTTGGAACACCCAGAAGGCGCCTCATGGCTGGCTTGTGGAGTACGGCCACATCCAACGCTATCAGGCGTACATGAACAAGCGCGGCGAGTGGAAGACCATGATCCGACCGGGAATGCGCGGCAAGCCGAAGCCCAAGCGCAACGCGCCGCAGTCCGTGAAGGATGCCTACTACGTGCTGCGCAAAGGCGGGCCCATCCAAGTGCCTGCGCGTTCATTCATTCGCAACGCAGTGGACAAGATACCGGCCGCTCGCGAGGCCATGCGCCTGCGCTTTGCCGAAGAACTGCGCGCCAAAGGTGTGCTGAAGTGACGCCATGGAAACAGACCTGACCACACTGCTGCTGGCCATCTGCCCGCGAGTCTTCCCTGACGTGGCCCCGCTGAGCACCGCGCGCCCCTACATCACCTATCAGCAGATCGGCGGCCAGTCCCTGCGTTTCGTTGAAGGCACCGCAGCCGACAAGCGCCACCACCGGATGCAGATCAACGTGTGGACTTCGCGCCGCGCCGCTGCAAACGACATGGCCCATGCGATTGAGGATGCCATGTGCGTGGCTACGGCTTTCGTGTCCCGCCCTGACGGTGAACCGATCGCCATAGCCGAAGAAGACATGGGCCTGTACGGCACGATCCAAACCTTCGATATCTGGTCAACCAGATAGCCAATCTCGGGGCCTGAGTCGCCCCACCAAACAAGCCGCCCGCAGGGAACTGTAGGCGGCTTTTTCGTTGCCCGATGAGGGCGCACAAACCGGCCCGCCATGCGCGGGCTTTTTCACGTCTGAAAGGCCCACATCATGGCTCAAGTACCAACCGGCTCTACGTTCTACATCGCTTCCGCCTATGGCTCTGCCAAGACGGTGACCATCGTCACGAATGCAACCGAAGCAGTCGTGACCGCCGTTGCCCACGGCTTCAGCAACGGTGACGTTGTTGAAATGACCTCGGGCTGGGGGCGACTGAACAAGCGCCACTTTGAAATCGAATCCGTGCTGACGGACTCGTTCGTGCTGTCCGGCGAGGACACCACGAATACCACGTTCTACCCGGTCGGCACCGGCATCGGCTCTGTGCGCAAGGCAACCACCTTCACGCAGATCACCTCCGTCATGAACCCGCAGTCCAGCGGCGGCGATCCCAAGACCGTGACCTACAAGTTCGTGGAGTCCGATGTCGAGTACTCGATCAATGACGGCTTCGGCGCCACGTCCTACACGATGGAACTGGACGCCGACGCGCTGGGCTCTGCCGGCTACACCGCCCTGAAGTCGCTGACCCAAGTGCAGACCGACACCTGCCTGAAGGTGGTGACGCGCAGCGGCTCGCGCGTGTACCAACCCTGCACGGTGGCTCTGAACGAGTCCATCCGCATGCAAGACGGGCAGATCAACCGCGTGACGTGCGCCTTCAACGGCAACAACCGGCTGACCCGCGCCTCCTGATCCACCGGGCCTGACGGCCCACCCATTGCACCGACCCGGCGCGTTTCTCTTCTTCGCGGGAGAGGGCGCGTCGGGCACGGGCTTTTCAACTCCCCCGCGAAGGATTCCACATGGCCAAGATCACCCTGGGCAAGCGCCCGCTCAATTTCAAGCACACCGTCAAGGCGCAACTCCCCGAAGGCGGCGAGGGCTCGATTGAGATGCTCTACAAGTACCGCACTCGCACGGAGTTCGGGGCGTTCATTGACGCGCGATTGGAAGATGCGCGCGACAAGGATGCAGCCGCCGCTGTGGCCGAGGCGCTGGGAACGGATGAGCCTGCTGCGGCCTTCAGCCTGACGGACGTGCAGACCAAGACGCGCGACGGCAATGCGGCCTACATCATGGACATCGCTGACGGCTGGAACATCGATCAGCCGTTCAACCTCTCCACGGTGACGCAGCTTTGCGATGAACTGCCCGGCCTGGCGCAGCAGATCATCAACGACTACCGCGCCGCGATCATCGAAGGCCGCCTGGGAAACTGAAGGCGGCTGCGAAAGCCGCCTACCTCAAGAAGCCTTCGGCTGAGGAGATGGAAGCCGCTGGCTTCACTCCTGAAGACTACGAGACAGAGCCAGTCGAGATATGGCCTGAGAACTGGCCCTCCTGGCTCTTGTTCTGCGATGTCAGCAGCCAGTGGCGGTACTCGTTCGGCGGCAAGGAAGCGCTGGACTACACGCCCCTGTTCATGCGGATGGAACGCATGGACCTTGATGCCGAAACCTGGGCGCTGATGTTCAACGACATCCGCGCCATTGAATCTGCTGCGCTTGAACAGATGCGCGCCGCTGTCTGATTTGGGGCACACACATGGCTGAAGAAATCGGCAAGGCACAACTAGCAGCAGAGTTCGACATCAGCAGCGCCAAGCGCAGCATGGATGACCTGTCGAATGCTGCCACCGGCATGGCCCAGAAGGTGGGCAAGGCTGGCGCTGATGCCGGGGCCGGTCTTGCTGGCGCTGGCGACGGTGCGCAGAAGGGTGCCGAGAAGGTTGACAAGGCTACCAAGAGCATCGCGGCCAGCATTGAGCGCGCCATTGCCGTCACCAAGGCCGGCGAGCGCGGTACGGCCGACTTCTACGATGCGCTGGCCGACGTGCGCGGCATCAACAAGGAAGCGCTCAAGCCCTACATCGACCAACTGCGCGCGGTCGAGTCGGCGCAGCGCACGGCAACCCTATCCCTTGGCAACTTGGGCAACAGTGCGAAGCAGACGCGCGCCGCGCTGCAGCAACTGCCGGCGCAGTTCACCGACATCTTCACTTCGCTGCAAGGTGGGCAAGCGCCGTTGACCGTGCTCTTGCAGCAGGGTGGCCAGTTGAAGGATGTCTTCGGCGGCATCGGCCCGGCCGCGCGGGCCATGGGCGGGTACATCTCCGGGCTCATCAACCCCTTCACCTTGGCTGCTGCTGCCGCTGGCGTGCTGGCCTACGGCTATGCCAAGGGCTCCACTGAAGCGCAGGAGTTCAACCGCACACTGATCCAGACCGGCAATGCATCTGGCGTGACCGCCGGGCAACTTTCCGCCATGGCCGACCAGTTGGACAAGTTCGGCGGCGGAACTACGTCGAAGGCGGCCGAAGTCTTGAACGCCATGGCCGCGTCAGGCATCCGTGGCGCCGAGAGCCTGCAACGCTTTGCCAACGCGGCCATTGAAATGGAGCGCGCTGGCGGGCCGGCTGCCGAGAAGACGGCGCAAGCCTTCGCTGACCTCGCCAAAGAGCCGCTGAAGGCATCGCTGAAGCTAAACGAGGCTCAGAACTACCTCACCAAGTCCATCTACGAGCAGATCAAGGCGCTTGATGAACAAGGCCGATCCGTAGAGGCCGCACAGGTTGCGCAGGAAGCCTACGCATCGGCGCTGGAGACCCGCACGCCGCAGATGGTGCAGCAGCTTGGCTACGTGGAACTGGCGTGGCAGAAGATCAAAGACCTTGGCAAAGAGGCCAGGGACGCGCTACTCAATGTCGGGCGCGACGATGGCATCAATCTTCTGATCCAGAAGCTGGAGACAGAAGCGGCGCGCATGCGGCTGCTGGCAAAAGACCTCGTGATACCGAGTCCTGGAGAGGCTGCTTCACGGCTCTTGTCCGGCCAGTCCTTTGCGTCACGCGCTGCGGAACTGGACAAGGTGCTCGCCAAGTTGCGCGAGAGCGCCGGCCTGCAGTCCGCGATGGCAAAGTCTGTCGCTGATGAAGCTGAGCAAGTGAAACTGCTTGCCGACTACCGTAAGGACGATCTTCAGTACCTGTCGAAAAGCGAGAAGGCAACCAAGGAAATCACGCGGGCCATCGTTGAAGGCGTGAAGGCCGGCGAGGACATGGAGCGCATCCAGACCAGGGTTGCGGAAATCCGAAAGAAGTACGCCGACAAGGGGAACTCAGGCGCGCAAGAGCTTGAGGCTCAGGTCGATCTTCTGGCCCGCCTGTCCGGCCTGACCACGACCTACAACAACGACATCGCGCGCCTGAACAAGCTGCGCGAGGCCGGGACCATCACCGAAGAACGCTACGGCGAAGAGGTGCGGAAGTTGGTTGCCCTGCAGCCGTACATGGTCAAAGCCACGAAGGAACTGACGGACGCGCAGCGGGCGTACAACAAGGAGCTTGAGGACGCGGCCAAAGTCCGCGATCGCTACCTTGAAGACATCAACAAGAGCATTGAGGCCGCAGCCAAGGAAACGGTCAGCCTTGAGGATCAGCTTGTCGCCTTGTCTCTCGGCAAGGCCGCACTGAATGACCGCATTGCGTTGCGGCTTGAGGACCAAGCGGCGGCGGCCGACAGTGCGGCCCGGTGGACGGCAGTCACGGAGGCTGAATCCGATTCGTACCGCAGGCTTGCGATTCAGTTGCGCGCCGCCGCTGAAGCGCGACGGAAACTGTCTGATGGGCTGGACGAGAAGGAGATTCTTGAGGCCAACCGACGCACCGCTGAGAGCGCGCAACGCGAGTGGGAGCGGGCCAGCGATCAAGTAGGCCAGGCTCTTGCCGATGCCCTGATGCAAGGCGGCGACAGTGCGGCCGAGTACATCAAGAAGCTCTTTCGGACGATGGTGCTCAAGCCCATCATCCAAGGTGCCGTGCAGCCCGTGGCCAACAGCGTGCTGGGCCTGCTGGGCTACGGCCAGCCCCAGGGCGCCACAGGCGCGACGGGTGGTGTCGGCCAACTCGGGCAGTACGCGCAGGCCGCGAGCACGCTCAACACGCTGGCTGGCTATGGGCAGTCTGCCTACGGCTGGGCTGCCGGCACGGGCGTGTTTGGTGGCAGCGCAGCCTACAGCGCCGCAGCCGATGCCGCGCTGGCCAGCAGCGGGAACTACTATGCCGGCTCTGCTGCCGCAGGCGCGGCCACATCCGGCAGCGGGGCCGCTGCATCCAGCAGCGCCGGCATGTCGTGGGGCTTCTATGCCGCCATGGCCGCCGCGATCTACGCGCAGGGCTCCAAGGACTACGCCAACGGCTTCGACCGCGACGCCGCGCTGCGCACCGGTGGCCCGGCTGGGCGCGTGACCTATGACACCTCGCAACTGCTCAGCAGCCTGGGCGTCAGCGACCGCATTGCAGACATCTTCGGCGCCACCGCAGTGGCGGCGATCATGGGCCGGGCCAACCCCCGCATCACCGCCACGGGCCTCACCGGCACCTTCGGCGGCGGGGACTTCAGCGGCAGCGCCTACGACCACATCTATGAAAAGGGCGGCTGGCTGCGCAGCAGCAAGAGCTACGACATCGCCAAGGCCGTGCCTGACGACGTGGGCCGCTTCCTTGACGAAGCATCGAAGTCGATCCTGGAGCAAGCGCAGCAGTTCGGTGCCGCGCTGGGCCTGCCGGCTGAGCAGCTGGCCAGCGTCACGAAGTCGATCTCGCTGGAGTTCAACAACGGCAACACCCAGGAAGAGATCAAGGCCGCGCTCATGGGCGCGCTGGAAGGGTACGGCAACGCGCTCGTGGAAGGCTGGGCCGCCACCATTGCGCCGCTGAAGACCTACGGCGAAACCACAGAGCAAACCATCAACCGCGTGGGCGCGGCTATCGGCCGCACGAACGAGGTGTTGAACCTGCTCGGGCAGACGGCCCTGCAGGCGTCCATTGACGGCGGCAAGGCTGCGGTCGATCTTGAAGCCTTGTTCGGAGGTACAGACGGCTTCCGCCAGGCTGCGAGCCAGTACCTGCAGGACTTCTATTCCGAGACTGAGCGCGCAGCCCTTGCCACGTCGCAACTTGGGCAGGAGCTTGCGCGGTTCGGCATCAACACCGTACCGGCCACGCGAGAAGCCTACCGTGCGCTGGTGGATGCGCAAGACCTGACCACAACGGCCGGGCGCGAAGCCTATGCCGCCTTGCTGCAACTGGCGCCGGCCTTCGCAAGCGTAGTGGCCGCCACCGACACGCTGGGCAACTCCAGCGAACTGACGGCGCAGCAGATTGCCGAAGCCGCCGCCAAGATGGCCGAGGCTGGCCAGAAGGCGAAGGACGGCCTGCTTGCGGATCAGCGCAGCCTTGAAATCAACCTGCTGCGCGCCAGTGGCCGCACCACCGAAGCGAACCAACTTCAGCGCGCCGTTGACCTGTCATCGCTGAGCGCGGGCGTGTCCGATTCGGACAAGGCCCTGATTGCTGCCAGCTACGACTACAACGAAGCCCTGAAGCAGCAGATCGCAGCCCTTGAAGCCGCGACGACCGCACAGGAAGAAGCGGCCCAGCGCGTCGAAGCCGTGGCCAGTGAGCGCAGCGGCCTGGAGCAGCAGATACTGCAGGCGCAAGGCGACACGGCTGCACTCCGTCAACTTGAATTGGCCGCGCTGGACCCGAGCAATCGAGCCCTGCAGGAGCGCATCTATTCGCTGCAGGATGCCGCTGAAGCAGAGCAGGAACTTGCCACCCAGACCGCTGCTGCTGCGCAAGCCGCCGCAGCCATCGCAAATGAGCGCCTGGGGCTTGAACAGAGCCTGCTGCAACTGCAAGGCGACACGGCGGCGCTGCGCCAGCGCGAGCTTGACGCGCTCGATCCGTCCAACCGGGCCATCCAAGAGCGCATCAACGCGCTTGAAGACGAGCAGCAAGCCGCAGCCGATGCCGCCAAGGCTGCGCAAGAGGCCGAGCGCATCATTCAGGAGGCGGCCCAGGCTGCTGCCGCCATTGCGAGCGAGCGCGCCACCCTTGAACAGCGACTGCTGCAGGCCCAAGGTGACACGGCAGCCCTGCGCGAGCTTGAGCGCAACGCCTTGAATGAAGGCAACCGGGCCATCCTTGACCGTATCTTTGCGCTTGAGGACGCCACCAAGGCCGAGCAGGATGCCGCCGCAGCAGCCGAAGCCGCAGCAGCCGAAGCCGCGCAAAGGGCTCAGGCCATTGCGAGCGAGCGTGTTGGCCTTGAGCAGCGCATCCTTGAACTCCAGGGCAACACCGCAGAACTGCGCGCCCGTGAACTCGCATCTCTGGACCCGTCGAATCGCGCTCTGAAGGAGCAGATTTACGCGCTTGAGGACATGGCCAAGGCGCAAGCCGATGCCACTTCAGCGCAGCAGGAATCAGCCCGCGCTGCCGACCAGTTGAAGTCGGCCTGGCAGTCTGTCACTGATGGCATCTTCGGGGAGGTTGACCGCATCCGCGCCCTGATGGGCAGCGGGTCCGCTGAAAGCCTTGCGCAGTCGCAGAGCGCATTCGCAATTGCGACGGCGCAGGCCCGCGCTGGCAGCCAGGATGCCGCCAAGACACTGCCGGCGCTGGCGCAGGCCATGCTGACCGTGGCCGAGGCTCAAGCTGGCAGCTACCTTGACGTGCAGCGCCTGCGCGGCCAGACGGCGGCAAGCCTGGAGCGCACGGGTCTGGACATCGCCGGCCGCATGGGCTTGGTGGTGCCGTCCGCATACAGCGGATCAAGCCCAACGGGATGGGATAGCCAGCAAGGCAGCACGCTCATTGCCGATCAAGTGCAGCAACTGCGCGATGAAAACCGCGCGCAGGCCATGGCACTCGCAGACCTTCAGGTTCGCCTGCTGAAGCTCATGGAACGGTGGGAGACAGACGGCATGCCAACCACGCGGACAACCGTATGACAAATCCCCTGATCGTTGTCCGGCCGGTGTCGGTGACTGACGCCATGCTCATCAGCACGGATGTCACCGAGGCCGACTATGCCGCGTGGTCTGCCGTCACGACCTATGCGCTCGGGGATCGCTGCATCGTCACCACGGGCGTTCACCTCATCTACGAATCTCTGGCGGCCGGGAACCTCAACCATGACCCGGTGACTGACACGACGAACTGGATTGAGGTGTCACCCACGAACCGCTGGGCCTTGTTCGACGGCAGCAACAGCACCGTGACGACTGCGCCCAGCGGGAGCATGACCTACACGCTGCGCCCCGTAGGCGGCATCAACGCTTTCGCGGCCTTGAACCTGACCGGCGTGAACACCGTTCGCGTGCGGCTCACGCACACGACGCTGGGCACGGTCTATGACACCACGACCGACATCTCATCCACCCCGCCCGATGTGGGTTGGTGGGCATGGTTCTTTGGCACCCGCACTGCGCCGTCCCTGATGGTGATGACGGACCTCCCCGGCATCCTTGGCTGCGATCTGATCGTGGACTTCTCTGGCACCGTGGATATGTCCGTGGGCGTGGTGCTTTTCGGTGAGGCGCGCTCAGTCGGCGTCGGCCTGCTGCAAGGCGCGCGGGTCGGCATCGTGGACTACAGCCGCAAGGAAACCGACACATGGGGCAACACGATCCTTGTGCAGCGCGCGTTCGCAAAGCGGGCCAACTTCTCCATCCCGATCATGTCGGGGCAGGTTGATTCGGTCATTGACTACCTTGCGACTCTGCGCGCCATCCCGTGCCTGTGGATCGGCTCTGGCCAGTACGCAAGCAGCGTGGTCTATGGCTTCTACAAAGCCTTTGAAGTGGTGATTGCGTATAGCACCGTGAGCGACTGTTCACTCGACATTGAAGGGATGACCTGATGACCATTACCGCCTTGCCGACCCCGCCGGGGCCGACAGATTCAGTGAGCGTGTTCAACGCTCGCGCCTTTGCGCTTGTGGCCGCGCTGGCGGACTTCGTGACGGAGGCAAACGCGCAGGCGAGCACCATCAACGGTGATGCCGTCGCATCGGCGGCCAGCGAAGCGGCTGCGGCCTTGAGCCAGATTGCGGCAGCGGCATCGGAAGCGGCGGCCAATGCCAGCGCAGCCGCTGCAGCCGTGTCAGCCGGCGCGGCGCTGTGGGTGAGCGGCAGCACCTACGCGCTGGGCGACGT